GAGGGCACGCTGTCAACGTCACCTCGATCAACAAGATCGGCCCAGTGGTAGCGACCTGGGCGCGCAGGCAGCAGCTCACGTGGGGGTTCTGGGATCACTACGTGGACGAGTCATATGCTGTCTTGCATCCGGATTGGGTTCAGAACGTCAAGGCGCCGTCAGGCTTCTCTCGCGAGGACCTGATTGAGGATCTGGCTGCTCTCTGATGGCTACAGATCTGGATTGGGCCCTCAATCGCGTCAAAAATCGCTCGCAGCGCTTGCGTGAGTACAAGCTGTACTCGGACTACTACGACGGGGACCAGAGACTAGCTTTTGCGACGGAGAGGTTCAGGACGACCTTCGGGCACCTGTTCAAGGAATTTGCGGAGAATTTCTGTGCTGCCGTTGTCGATTCATTGACGGACAGGTTGGTCGTGACGGGATTCCGCTCTTCTGATGCGACCGTGACGACAGAGAACGTGAATTCTCAGATCACTGGGGAACAGTCGCACTCCAAGATCTCGGTTACGGATCCGCTTGGGGAGAGAGCGTCGCGAATCTGGCAGCTGAACGATATGGAGCTGAAGTCTCAGGAGGTCTACAGGGAATCACTGAAGTGTGGGGACTCCTACGTGATCGTTTGGCCCGATGATCAGATGTTCCCGGCGATTTTCCCTCAGGAATCTTGGCAGTGTGAGGTGCAGTACGATCCGAACAATCCGAAGACGATTCTTCGCGCGCTGAAAATCTGGTACGACGATCTCGAGGACAGGCTGCGCATGAACGTCTACACCGAGACTCAGATCGTGAAGTACATAACCCGGGACAAGGTAGAGGGTTACATACCGGATAGTCCTGGGAACTGGAGAGTCTTCGGAACGGTGCCTAACATCTACGGCACTGTTCCTGTCTTTCACTTCCCGAATCGGACACCTCACAAGCTTGGCATCTCCGAATTGCGGGACGCTATCGCGATTCAGGATGGGCTGAACAAGTCTGTCATGGACATGATGATCGCTATGGAGTTTGCTTCCTATAAACAGCGGTACATCATCGGCCTGGACGTCGAGATCGATCCAGAGACGGGTGAGCCGAAGGATAACTTTGCCAGAAACTACGGCGCTGACCGAATGATGGCGATTCCGGACCCGGATTCCAAGGTTGGACAGTTCGACGCGACCGATCTCGGGCAGTTTCTCCGTGTTCAGGACAAATTCTGGGCCTCTGCAGCCAGGGTTACGGGTACTCCCCTCCACTATTTCTTCATCACGTCCGGAGACTTCCCTTCTGGCGAGGCGATGAAGTCAGCTGAGGCAAGATTTGTCAAGAAAATCGAGGATCGGCAGATTTTGTTCGGCCAAAAGTGGGAACAGGTGATGAAATTCGCTCTTTTGATCGAAGGACCCCCGGCTGGCGAGGATGTCGAGGTCGAACCGGTGTGGGAAGACGCTACATCAAGGTCAGATGCCGAAATCGCGGACACAGCGGTGAAGAAGAAGGCTGTCGGCGTGTCGCGTAGCCAAATTCTCAAAGAACTGGGGTATGACGACGACACGATCTCGCGTATGCTGGAAGAGTCAGATTCGTATGCCCTCGCGCAGGCCCAGCTTGGAGCATCGTTGCAGGGGAACGACCGGACAAATCCAAATCCGAACAGGACACCAGGTCAAAACAACAATGGGCAGCCAACGCCCACGAGTAGCGGGACGAAGGGAGTAACAAGGTAATGGCGTACAAAGCAGATGTCCACCTCTCGCTGCCCATTGCGGAAGACGTGAACGGCCAGACTGTTCACACTGGCGAGAGCATCGAGAAGTTCCCCGGTGATACGATCACGGACGCCGAGTTCAAGAAGGCAAACCAGACGGCTGAGCAGATCAAGGAGCTCGAAGAGGCCGGCGCAATCTCGAAGGAGGGGAAGTGAGCCAGGCAAAAGACAGCGTCAAGGCTCAGGACGGCGCTTCTGTAGGTGCCTCAGCTGAAGTCTGGGACGTGATCAAGTACCGCACTGTCTGGACCTGTCAGAAGTGGAACGTCGATCAGTGTGAGTTTGCCACGCGCACGATGAAGAGGCTCGGCTTCGAGAGTGTGGTGATCAGGCACGGCTACGGCACGAAGACGGTGCCCATCACTAAGGATGTGATCGAGTCCCACCATCTCTTGGAAGTTGTCGGGTCTCCAGAGGAACTGATCGTTGTCGAGGGGAATCTCCTACTGAACGAAGGGTTGCAGCGCCTTCGCGATCTGCTCGTCGCCGCAGGTGGGGTCGCGTACAACAACGCCAACGCCTTTGTCGGAGTTGGAGATTCGAACACGGCAGAGGCCGCAACACAGACAGAACTCTCTGCTGCTTCCAACCGGTTCTACAAGGCGATGAACGCAACCTTCCCGACGACAGCCACGCAGGCCGCGACCTGGGCTTCTGACTTCACGGGTTCGGAGGCAAACTATGCCTGGCAGGAGTGGACCGTCTGTGCCGGCGCTACTGTGGCGTCTGGTGCTGGGTTCACCTCCGGGACTACAAACCTCAACCGCAAGGTGCAGTCGCTCGGCACGAAGGCTGCTGGAACCTGGACACTCTCTGCTACGATCACGTTCTCGTAAGGAGGCCTTGTGGCCGACGAGCAGTACTATATTCACATAGAGGATCCTGGGTTTCCAGAAGAGCCTTGGCCAGGGCAGCGCAGGATGGGTCCCTATCTGACGCAGGAAGAGGCTGTCGAGCAAGCAGCGTCAGATATTTCAACAGGTGCTGGTGGCGGTGTTGTCGGCATCTTCACCACCTCAGCGTCAGATGAGATGCGCGATCAAGTAGAAGGAACTGCACCTGCCGTGGACTTGGAGACACTGACCACTCGCGCTGACGAGATCACGTCTGATCGTTTGGACAAGGCAGCAGAAGCCGAATCTGACGAAGGTGCAGCGATGAAGGCTGTCCTCGAGGCCACGGGTGTCACAGTCACGGATGAAATGATCAGGGACCTTCTCCAGGCTGCGAGGCTGATCGGATGATCTCAGTCAACTCAGTCCACACTCGCAATGGCGGAGTTCTCTCTACTTGCCAGGTGAAGCGATCTTTCTTCCCTGCTGACGCTCACGACCTGCAAGAAGCGATCCAGAGAGAAGAGTTCTACAGGCGGATCAAGTCTTACCTGGAGAGGGATATCGAGGTCGGTGGAGCGATCAAGGCATCCGTTCCTGGGAATGCCTACGTCGTTAACACAGGTGGTTCTGCAATTGCACTTGCGGCAGCAACAGCGAAGACGGTCATGTATATCAACTCTGCTGCTGCAAACCAGCCATCTTGGGTCGAGTGGTGCATCGGATTCGACGGTGTGACCTCTACCGCGATCCCTGCCCTCGTCGAAACAGTTTACGGCACGAAGGCATCGAACAGTACGCCAGGCACAGGCTCTACAACGTTCACCCCGGTCCAAACTCGTGGTTGGCCGACACAGGCTTCTGCACAGGCAGCAGCGAATGCTTGCACGACAGAGCCGACGGTGCTCGTGTCACAGAGACAGTACCTCGTGTCTCCGTATGGTGGATTGCTGATCATGCAGTTGCCGATGGGTCGTGAGACAACGCAGGTTGCTTCTGGTGCTGCGATTTCAGGTATTCAGGGTGGCATCCGTTGTAACGCGCCGGCAATCGTCAACGTTCGCGGCTACATTGAATACGAGGAATGACAGATTCAGTCCTCCCTCTTGGGCCTCGGATCTGGACGCCAGAACTTTGGATACCTGGTAAGGGCTGGGTCCCGAAGGTTGACCTAAAGCGGCCTTGGCGCACGCGCATACGCGCGAAAGAAGATGCTGTCGTCGAACTTGCTATTGACAGCTCGATGCCGAGTGGTGCTACGTTTTTTGATGCAGGCACTACAGGCTTGACTTCACCCAGAACGTTCAGCTTTACAAACACTGCTGGGAATCTCTTGATCCTGTGTGTTGGCGTGTCAACTGCAAGCGCTGGGACTGTCACGTGGGGAGCGATGACTTATAACGGTGTAGCAATGACGCAGGTGGTTGAAAAGAACACAAATTTTGCTGTCAACACCACAGGTGGAAGAGCAGCAATCTATCGATTGATCAACCCAGCAACGGGTTCTAACACTGTCTCGATGTCCGCCACGATTGGGGGAACATCAGGAGGCGACAACCACTGGAATGCTATTTGTATTTCTTACAGCGCTGCGGACACCACAACTCCAATTGTTCAATCTATATCTGATGCATTTGGTTCTAGCCCGAATGCAACAGCAACGTTAACTGGAGTTGCTTCTGGGAATGCAACTGTTAGCTCTTTTGGGTGTGGCACGCACATAACACCTGGAACTGCTCTCCAACCAATATCTGCCCAACTCGCGGTAGCTGATGATACATCTTCACTCGGCAACCTTTACGCAGAAGTGTCAACTGCTACTGGTTCTGTGTCTCATGGCGGAACTCTCGCTGCTAACGATTCTTGGGTAGTTTGCATTGCTGAGATCAAGGCTGGTGCAGCAGTGGCAGGAGGTAGGCCAAAGCAAACTCGTGTTGGGTTCGCTGCTGTTCAAGGTGTGACTAGGCGCTAAATGCCAGCACGTCATGGCCGCGGGATCGTCTTCCGCAGGAGATACAGCAAGACCACTTCTGCGGTTGCTCCGTCATCTTTCAACGTCAACGATGTTAACTCTACAACGACGGAAGCTGTCATTCTTGCAGCGTCTCTGTCTGTCACAGATGTCAACGCAAACACAACAGAGACAGTCTCCCTTGTTGCAGCATACGCTGCGTCAGATGTCAATTCGACTACGACAGAGGTAGTATCTGCCACAGTTTCTGTCTCTGTTTCAGATGTCAACAGCACAACGACTGAGACATCTCTTCTTGTAGCGTCAATTCCTGTCTCTGATTCGAACTCCTCCACTACAGAGGTGGTCGCGATCAGGATTGCGGTATCTGACACGAATGCGACTACAACAGAGACGGCTGTTGTTTTTGTGCCTGTCTCTGACTCTGACACAAACAGTACAACAACAGAGATAGCAGTCCTTACTTACACTCCCCTCGTTACGGATAGCAACTCGACAGCAGAAGCATCAGCGCTCACAGCAGCACTGTCTGACAGCGATGTTAACTCGACAACAACAGAGGTTGCTGTTGCTTCTATTCTCTTCAATGTCACAGACACGAATGCGAGCAGTGGGGTAGGATCAGCTTCTGACGACTTCAATCGCGCGAATGGCACACTTGGGTCTAACTGGACAGACATGACAAGTGCCAACGGTGCAAGTTTTACCGCTTCAGTCAATATCGTGTCCAATCAGGCTGTCTCTAATGGAGCAACTGGTGGTGTCAATGCTGGGGCATATTGGTCAGCTGGTTCTTTCAACAACGACCAGTCTTCCCAGGTAAAGATTGTCTCTGTTCCTGCTAATGGTTATTGGATTGGTGTGACTGTACGTCAGTCTTCGAACAACCATTACTTGGCGATTGCTTTTACTACCGGTGGGGTTCAGGAGATCGATCTCTACAAAATGACTGCAGGGTCGTGGGCTTTGCTCGCAGGTGGTGGTGGCACCTTTGGTGCTGGTGATACTTTCAAGCTTGATGTCACTGGCAACACGCTGACTGTTTCTCTCAATGGATCGACGAGGATCACATACACAGATACTGTGTCTCCCCTCACGACCGGCCGTCCTGGTATTGCAGCTGCAGGCGCTGTCACGATGGACGATTGGGTCGGCGGAGGAGCAGTTGTCTCTGGAACAACAGAGGTAGCATCTGTTGCCATTGTCAACTTCGGCACAGACACAAACTCGACAACAACAGAGGCACTGACGCTCACTGCGGTGTTGCCTACTACAGACGCAGGCACAGCGACAGAGGCAGGCACGCTCACTGCTGCTCAGTTCTCTGTCACTGACACCAATGGTACAGTCACAGAAGCAGTAACCCTGACAGCGCCTTACGCTGTCTCTGACACGAATGCAACATTGACGGAGACAGCGTCGATATCAGTCCCTGCTGTAGGGTCTGACACGAACTTGACGTCTACAGAGAGTAGTGTACTCGCTGCTCTGTACGCGCTGAGTGACGTGAACGGGACGACGACCGAGGCGACGGTCCTCAAAGCGGTAGCGTCCGTGAGCGAGACGAATGCTGCTGTCACGGAAGCAGCAGTAGGTACTGCTACATACGTGACCAACGATGTCAACGGGAGCGTCCTCGAGAACGCGACTTCTGCCGCTGTTTCGTTTGGCACAGACGTCAATGGGACAACCACCGAGGTAGCGACGTTCACAGTTACCTCAGTCGGAGCAGACGCGAACGCGACCACGAACGAGGTCACAACCCTTGTAGCGAAGCTAGTAGACACCGACCTAAACGGTAGTACAGTCGAGTCAGCTACACCGAAGGCAGTCCTTACAGCATCAGATGCTAACGGCACGACGAGTGAGGTCGCGACGGTAGGGATCGTGTTCACCGTCTTCGACTCTAACGGCACGGCACTCGAAGTGTTCGTTCTCAAGGCTAGTGTCTCTACTTCTGACACGAACGGGTTGACGACAGAGATAGCAACACTCATAGGTGTCAAGGTCAATGTCTCTGATCTCAGTACAAGCACTGACGATGCACAAACACTCGTCGTTTACTCTGTCTCTGACACGAACGGGATGACTACAGAGAGTGGATTCAGGCAGATTGGTGTCCTGGTTCACGTAGACGTCGGAGAAGGGACAATTACCCGCGAGGACTACTCAGGAAACATTCAGAGGAGAGATCTTGTGACAACCCTGACAAGGAGGGATCTGACAACTACGATCAAGCAGAACAAGCCCACGGCCTCGATTCGGAGGAACACAGATGTCAGATCTGATAGCTGATAGAGGAGACAACAACATCTTCGACCTCGATCTGTCGACTCCGATTGACGTGGCTGACAAGTTGTGGTTCACGGCCAAAAGACGTTATTCGGATGATGACACGCTTGCGGTCGTCAAGCTAGGCACGACAACGGTAAGTGGCCTGTCTGGGATCTCCCTCTCTGACGGACCCAACGGGAAAGCCCAGATAATCATTCCCACGGGTACCCTGGTGTCAGTACCAGACGAGGCTCTGATCTACGATGTGCAGCTGAAGAGAGCAAGCGACAACTTCACCTTCACTGTCCAGAAGGGCATCATGCGTTTGATTGGACAGGTTACCCTCGCAGGGTGACAGGTTTACATCCAAAGGAGAGGTGTGTAACATGAGAGACAGACTCATCCATTTCTATCCCGACGATGACTCAGGTAGTGACGGCGGGACAGGAGATGGATCCGGCGACGATTCCCAGGATGGAACCGACGACGGGGCCCAGGGGGCCAACAGCAAAACCCAGGATGGCGATGCTGGCAAGACCTCTGCTGAGCTTTCATCAGTGCGCAAGGAAGCGGCGAAATACCGCCGGGAGCGGAATGAGCTGCAAAGGCGCGTAGATGAGCTCGAAGGTGCCCAAAAATCGGAGACGGAAAAGTTGTCTGATCAGGTCAAAGCAGTGCAGGACAAGCTAAGTGCTTCGCTTGATCGCGAGCGCAGCCTGCGTGTCCGTGTTCTTGCTGGGAAGGTTGGGATTGCCTCCGACGCTCAGGAAGATGCTGCACGCCTGCTCGACTGGGACTCCGTCGAGGATCCTGACGATGACGAATCAGTGGAGAAAGCACTGAAAGGTCTTGTCAAGGAAAAGCAGTACCTTCTCGGCAATGTTCGTGGTGGCGCGGACGGTGGCGAAGGTGGGGGTCGTGGTTCACAGGGTGCCACAGACATGAATGACTTGCTGCGTGAGGCAGCAGGACTCTGAACGAGAAAGGACAGTAAGTGGCGTATAACAACCTGATCAACCGTGGAAAGGTACAGGCCCTCATCCCTGAGGATGTTGCGTCTGGAATCATCGACGGTGCTGTTCAGGAGTCGGCCGCTCTTGCACTGTTCCCTCGCGTTCCGATGTCCACCAACCAGACCCGCATGCCGGTTCTGTCAGCACTGCCGACGGCCTACTTCGTAAGCGGCGACACGGGCCTCAAGCAGACGACTGAGATGGCATGGTCGAACAAGTACCTCAACGTCGAAGAGATCGCTGCCATCGTGCCGATCCCGGAGGCAGTCCTTGCGGATGCCTCATTCGACATCTGGGGTGCTGTCCGTCCTCGTCTGGTGGAGGCCATCGGTCGCGCAGTGGACGCCGCTATCTTCTTTGGCGTGAACAAGCCGGCTTCCTGGCCCACAGATATCGTGACAGCGGCAATTGCTGCTGGTAACGGATACACTCGTGGCACCGCAACTGCCGCCACAGGTGGACTGGCAGAAGACATCAACCAGCTCATGGGTCTTCTCGAAACGGACGGTTACTTCGTCAACGGATTCGTCTCCAGAACGTCGATGCGTGCAAGGCTCCGTTCTGCGCGTGACACGACTGGACAGCGTCTCCTCGATGTTGGCACCGACACCATCGAAGGTCAGACCGTCAAGTTCGCAATGACAGGTCTCTGGCCGGCCCTGACGACAGGCAATGCTGAGCTCATTGCTGGTGACTGGTCTCAGGCCATCATCGGTGTTCGCCAGGATCTGTCCTGGAAGGTTCTCGACCAGGCAGTGATTCAGGACAACACCGGCACCATCATCTACAACCTGCCGCAGCAGGACATGGTTGCCCTCCGCGTCACGTTCCGCATGGCGTGGCAGGTCCCGAACCCGATCAACTACGAGCAGCTGACGGAAGCATCTCGCTTCCCGTTCGCAATCTTGCGCGTGCCGTAAGCCATGCTGACGCCTGAGGAACAGAGAGCGCTGAACTACCAGTACCAAGAGAGAAGGCGCAAGTTCTTTCAGCGCTCTCTTCAGGCAAAGCTTGTTGCTCCCTCTTCCAACCGAGTACGTGTGGAAAAAGCATTCGAACCTCTGAGGAGAACACATGGCTGACAACAAGGAAGACCGCGAAGGAGTCAACCGCGACCCCGACGCTGGGCAGGGCGATGTTCAGAAGCAGATGGACGAGATCAACGATGCAGGGTTCATGGGAACTTCTCCTCTCGCTGATCTCAACGAGAACTACACCGTCAAGGGCGTCACAGAGGGCAAGCCGACTCCGGAGACGGACGACGACCTGTACCACGAGGCCCGAGAGGTCTCTCATGGAACACCGCGCACTGCAGTCGATAAGTCTGCTGCGCACGTTCACAGCGAGAAGAAGGGGTCGAAGTCGAGTTCTGGTTCTCACTCCACCAAGAAGGCAGAGACCTCTTCGTGACTCAGGCGGAAGCACGTTCGCGGATTTCTATCTTCTGTGACGCCACAGTAGAACCTGTACTAGGGTCAGAGATCCTTGACTTGCTAACTACTCTGGCGAAGGAAGTAGACATCTTCGGCGTGCTTCCCTCTGATACTTCTTGGACAGAAACCTACAACGTGAATTACGCTGCAGCCCAAGGATGGCTGATCAAGGCGAGCAGGTTGGCAAATCGTTACCTGTTCATGTCCGGAGGAAAGATGTTCAGCCGCAATCAGTATTACGAGCACTGCATGAAGCAGTATCGTGCGTATCTGATGAAGGCAGGTATCCGGGCTACTCGTCTCGGCAAGTCACCTCTTGGGCTCTCACACGTTCCAACGAATGCTGACAGCTGGTGACAGGACTCGAGTCAGAGGAGCTAGGTCTTCTACGTCAGGAGACAGTAGATTGGTTTCCGGATCTCTGTGACACTTTCGGCGTGACAGTTACGGATGATCCTTACGGTGGAAGGACGTCAGTGAAGCATGCAAAGCTGACTGGCGTTCCTTGCATGATCGATCCTTCACCTGTCCATTCAGAGGAGCGAGCGCTGATTGGTGTGGTCGCGGGAGTTCAGATCTACTCCGTGACTGTGCCAGCAGAGACAGACGTCGCTAACAATGATCGGCTCATCATCACCACTCAGAACAATCTAGCGCTACGTGTTCAGGCAGTTCTTGCTCCTGAGTCCTGGGACATCGAAACTAGGCTTCTCTGTTCTGAAGAAGGAGTGTCAGATGCCACTTGACGATCCGGATGAAGACATGACTGTTGACACAGGTGAGCATGAGGATGCAGACGAAAGCGAAACTCCAGATCTGAATCCCATCGAGGACATTCCAGCTGAAAAGGAACTATGAGCGCCCCAGTTGTACCTCTCCCTCGCCCCATCATCCTCGGCTCACA